GATGCTATCTATTTGGCTGGCTTGTTTGATGGTGAGGGATGTGCTCAATTTAAGAGAAGAATGGAAACTAAGAGAAAAGGTAAACGATATAACTGTATGATAATATCTCTAGAACTTTCTATGACCGATGAAAAAACTGTGCGACACCTACATAATAAAGTAAAAGTAGGCACGGTGCATTTAAATAGAAAAAATAAGTCTCCAAGTGGTAAGCCTCATTATAAGGATCAGTACCGATGGAGATGCTCACACAGGGATGCAAATTTTGTAGCTAAACTTTTGTATCCATATGCTATAACTAAGAAAGATATTTTAGCAAAAATTATAAGTCATTATGAGTATTAAAAAATTAATCGTGAGAATAAGAATGTGGTACGCAGACATACGTGGTCATCACGGTAAGCGTTGGGATTATGAACCAGGCGATTGGTACATGGGAAGGCATAGAAGAAAAAAATGAGTATTAAACATAAAATAAAATTTAAGAATGAAGACCGAGATAGGGGTACAAGTCCTGCAGTATTGCGTTCCTCTGGACCTAAGCAACGACCTGAAAGGGTAGCGACGAAGCTCGGCGTTAGTGGGGAGAATGTCGGACGCGATGTCCCCGCTAGCGAGATGGAAATAGTTAGATTCGAAGAACACGATGAGAAAGATTATATAGAACATTGTAGAAAGTTTTTTAAAGGTGAAGTGGAATAAATTATACAAGTACCCTAAGACCGTAAGATCTAAGGTAGATGGTGAAAGAATCTATGAGGTAGATGATGAGAAGCTACCTTCTGTAACGACCATTTTGGGTGCTACACAGAGTGACGAGAAGCGAGAGTCTTTGGCTAAGTGGATTGCTAAAAAAGGCAAAACTGAGGCAGATCGTGTTAAGAATGAGGCAGCTAAGAGAGGCACTGCAATGCACAGTATTTTGGAACGTCATATCCTTGGAAACAACGTCCTAGATCTCACAGACGTAGGCCAGGAAGCGCATCGGATGGCAAAGGTAGTCATAGAGAAGGGGTTCCCTGATTTGGAAGAAGTATGGGGCTCTGAAGTAACTTTAAGATATCCTGGTTTGTATGCTGGTCAGACAGATTTAGTTGGTGTGTACCAAGGAAGAGAAAGTATTATTGACTTTAAACAATCGAACAAGCCTAAAAGAGAAGAGTGGATAGAAGATTATTATTATCAAGGTGTTGCTTATGCTACAGCTCACGACTGTATTTATGGTACGAACATAGAACAAGCCGTGATCATGATGTGTACACCGGATTTATTTTATCAACAATTTGTCATAAATGGGGCAAAATTTAGGCAATACAAATGGCTATGGCTATGGAGACTCAATGAATATTATAAAACAAAAATGTAGAGAAGCTGATCTTCTGGCTGCTCGTTTCTACAAATTAGCAGAGGGAGACCGGAGTCGAGCGGCGAGGGACTGGCTAAATAAGGTCAAAGAGGCAGCTGATCTGATCAAATTGTACCGTTCTGACGCACAAAAATGTAGAAAGAAATCTACGTCAAATATAGCTTATTTAAGCAACACCCAAAAAAATGTAGAAAATGTAGAACGAAATGTAGAAGCGGGAACCGTTGGTATTGTTGACTAATAGTATGTTTTTCTACATTTCTACATTTTATTTTATCAAATCAGATAGACGACTCCTTAAATAAGAAATTTATATCTATATATGTAGAATGTGCTAAAACGAGGTATGAGAAGGAAAAAGAGCAAATATAAGCACGCAGTCATAGGTAAACGTAAGTATTACTTCTATAAAATTATATGGCACGATCCGTGCGGTGATGCCGGTCATGCAGATGTAGATGAAATGAAAAAGTTAAAACCTGCTATCATGATCTCACAAGCATACATCTTTGATAAAGATAAAAAACATGTTTGGACATTTGCAAGTTATGACAGTGAAGCTTCCGTATTTTCTGATCGTAATTGTTTCCCTAGATCAATTATATCTAAGATGGAAAAGATAAAGTTATGATGAATCTCTTTGAGATTTTTGTTTTGCTAGCACTTTTGTTTTTAATTCTGTTTCATCAACACCCTCAAGAATTGGAGAATACTCATCAATTATCGTTTTCATTCGACTCTCTAGTTCTTCAGACGTTAGATCTTCGAGCTTACCTGTCCGAATAATTTTTTGTTCAATATATAATCCTGCTGCTTTACCTCTTGCAACTTCTGCATTTACAGCTGCAGACCAAGCTCCTTTGTTTAAGGCAGCTTGTCTTATCTTGCCCAGCTCAGCAATATGTTTACCATAATCTACTTCGTATTTTTTGTTATACTCATCTCTAAGTTCGCCTATGTATTGAACAACTAGCGGAAACCGTTTTGGGTTTCTTAGTTCTGATGCTCTGACTCTTGCTGAACCATCAGCATAACCGGCTTCAATAGCACATTCTGTAGGGGTTTTACGACCTTCATTTGTTACTAAAAGTTGTGCAAATTTTATTTGTTGTTCTGTAAGTTGTTTTGGTAATCCCATAATTGACTTATAATGTAATATAGCGTACAAAGCAAGTGTTCGAACAAAACAGAGTTATGGGTGGCTGAGGGAGACTGACGCCACCCTACGAAATTAGAATGACACCAAATTACTTTAACGCTATACCTATAGCTGCAGAACCTACCAACTTTCTCTTGAATGATAAGGAAAAGAAAGTGCTATCAAAGTTAAACTATTTTGGATTCCCTGGTAAAGTATCTGTTTCTAAAGATTATAGAATATTAGATAAAAAATCTCTAAAGAGAGTTAAAGATTTTATAATAACAAAAGTAGAGCAATACAAAAAAGATATACTATGCATAGATAATGACCTGTGTATGACTCAAAGTTGGACAACTATAAATAAAAAAGGAAGTATGCACCACAAACACAACCACCCTAATGCTTTTTTAAGTCTAGTTTATTATGTTGATTGTGATCCAAATAGTGGTGATCTTATATTCTCTACAGAGAAAAGCAGTATACAAGATGGTTTTAATTTTAATTATAAAGTTTTAAAACAAAACGAATACAACTCTAGTGGTTGGACATTCAAAACTAAACCTGGTTATATTTGTATATTCCCAGGCCATGTTGAACATTACTCTTCAGCTCATAAGGGCGACGAAGATAGAATAATAATAGGTGCTAATTTCTTTGTAGAAGGAGAAATAGGTGAATCAGATAATACAGATATGATGAGGTTAAATGTTAATTCGTGAAGAGCTGAAAGAAGGTAATTTCTTACCCAAGAAAGATTTTAAAACGTTGAAAGAACATATGGAGTCATCACGCTTCCCTTGGTTTTTTAATCCTAGTGTGGTTTCAAAATGGCCTGTTGAAGATAATTATTTTCAGTTCACACATACTTTTTATCATAGCGGTAGATGGGACTCAGATTCTAAATGGATATTAGATCCCATATTAGAAAAAATAAAACCCTTGTCTATTCTACGTATCAAAGCTAATTTAAATCCAAGAGAGCACAAACACACCGAACATGGCCTGCATGTTGACTTCAAATCTGATAATGCAAAAATAACCACAGCTATCTTTTATGTAAATACAAACAATGGATATACTCGGTTTGAAGATGGTGAAAAGGTTAAAAGCATAGCTAATACATGGTGTGAGTTTCCTTCTGATAGGCAACATACGGGTTCTACTTGCACTGACCAAAAGAAAAGGATAGTAATTAACTTTAACTATATAAAATAAGAATGAACGGAAAGTTATTAAGACAGACACTAGATAAGTTTATGAAATCTCCTGTAGCACAGGAAGCAAGAGTTCAAGTTGTGCTTCCAAATGGTGAGTTTTATGACATTCAAGGTATACAATTATTGGAAAACAAGTTGTTGGGTGTAAGAGAAACACACAGACTTGCTATCACAATACAACCTGAATCATGGCGTATGGGACAAGTAATTAAAAAGTTGTAATTACTTTGAAACCTGAGCGTAAATTGTGGCTAGATTTGAAAAAAAATACGCCAACAATATGTTGGAATCGTATCGAAAATTTGGCAGTTCCAGGGCTTCCTGATGTACTTGGTTATAATAAACACCAACAGTTTTTTACAGTTGAGCTGAAAGTAACACGCAGTAATAAAATAAGATTCTCACCACACCAAATTGCGTTTCATGTGCAACATCCTAAGAATACATTTATCTTGGTAAAGTCTCTCGACACTAGTCTCTGGAAACTTTACGAGGGAAAAAATATTAGAGAGCTTGCAGCTTGTGGCTTGAAGCTTGCAGCTTGTTGCTCTGGGCTTGTTGCTTGTTGCTCGAAGCTTGACGCTTGCGGCTTGTAGCTTGCAGCTTCACCCATTTGACCGGGTAACCATTCGCACGGCACCAGTCATTATGCAGAGTTTGTATTTCTGTTAAAATTTTAATGCTGGCCATATGCAACGTTCTTAACTTCAGGATCCCAACAGGCCCTGCAGTCTTTACATTCATTATCTTGAGTCGGCGCGGGACAGGTTGCGCCAGCAGTCACTACGGTGCTTGTGTTTGGCCATGATCTGGGGGCGTCTTGGTCTACCATCGGAGCGGAGAATCTTATCACTAAATTTTGTGGACATTGTGGCAAAAAATGTTTGATCCACGCTTCACGCGTTGGCAGCCAGTGCCGGGTCTCTGGTGTCAGCTTGCAAACGGCGAAGATCTTCAGGAGGTGTGCTTCGTCCTGTACGTCTCCAGAGTCATGCCATCTAAATACTTTTGATTTTTTACTGTTGATCAGAAGAGCCATTGCCCCGGTCCAGAGCTCATGCTTGACGCTGGCCAGTCTCCTGTATTGCGCATCTTGTACAACTTTAAAAACATAACAACCTTTGAGAGCGTAACAGCCCTCACATGTGCTGCCGGCTACCTTCACCAGCTTGCTACCTGTCTTGCATTCTCTGGCAGGTAAACCATAGGCCCAGCCGGGCATCTTAGAAGGCTTGCTCAGGCCTCCGACTAATTTTAGAGCTTCACTTGTTTTCATATTATAACCTTTCTAATTCCTATTATACTTTCCAATTGTGGCAATTGCTTGGCGCTTGCTGCTTGCCGCTTGAAGCTTGGTCAAGTATCCCACTGCCTAGGTTTACCTCCAGTGTACTTGACCCCTGATTAGACACATCCCCGGACCTCAAGTTCTACGGGTCTAAGCCGGTAGCAAGGCGGCGGCCTCGTTAGTATCTAATCAGGGCTCAAGGTGGACCCAGCCCAAGTCAGAGCTATCATCCACATTAAACCAGGTCTTTATTATCAAGGCTCATACCCAGGAGCCAGAAAGGACTACCAGACCCCTGTACATTGTAAGGCCGAAGCCAAGCTTGTGCAGGTCTGATATTCCTAACTCAATATAATCATTGACAAACAAATGTCAAGGGGATAATATAGGATAATTATAAACACTAACTAGAAAGGACATAATGTCTAAAATAAGAATGAACACCGAATACAGAAACAAGTTATTCAATAGAATAAAAGATGTATTCGAGAAAGAAGAAACGCAAGAGCAACAATCATTTTTACAAGCAAGAGAAAAATTCAATGATATGCAAGGATATGCTTTTGATGTTGCAAAGCAAGTTGTTGAAAGGTCTTACCCTACGGAAGATGTAAATACTTTAAGAGTATTTAAAAAGAAGTATGGCGACCCTTGTGATGTAGTTGCAAAAGATAAATGCTTTTACTTTTCACACTCGGAAGATGTTGATGAGGACGGCGAGAAAAAAGAAACGCAATCTCACTTTGACTTTGGATTATTTGGTAATCTAAATGGTCGAGAGAGTTATAGTAGTGGCGAGGATAGTATGCACTTTGCCCACGCATATTATAGGGAAGAACTAAAAGAGAAAGGTTTGAACCCTGATATTATTGCACAACAAAATGGCAAAGACGATAACCCACATAAAACAAAACATATTGACGCAAACAATAAGTTTTTAGGTAAGAGCAATAGTAGTTATGATGATGACGGCAATATTGGTATGACTAAAACTTTCAATGAACCTTTTCATCTTGATGTGATTGGGACTTCTCATTGTAGAAGTAGAGCAATCGCTTGTACTAAAAAAGAATATGAGTTGTTTGAACAATGGCGAGTGGCAAAAGCAAATGTTGTTTCTAAACATCAAACTTGGATTGATAGTATCACAAAGCAGACAGACCAATTAAAGATTGGATTGAAAGCATACAGATATTTGTCTGAGGGAATAGAACTTGCAACAGAACTTGGAATAAAATTAGACGAGGCAGAATTAGTTAGAACTAACTCTACTGGTTTAACTATCTACAACCCTAGTAATCTTGCTTCTATGATTAAAGGTATGAAGAATAAAAATCAAACAAGAGAGGATAAGATTAAGGCAAGACTAAACTACGAGAAACAATCAGTTAATTAACGATTGACATATAGGGGATATTCCTATACAATATCCCCTATAAACAGAAAGAAAGAAAGGACACAATGAAAGCACAAACACAAATAAATATACCTGAGAAATTTTACATAACTTATTATGCAAAAAAACATCAGAAGTTTATAACTAGAAAAGGTCAGTACTCACACCCTGACAATATATTTGCAGAGGGCAAATATTATATCTCACAGAAAGGCGAGCCTTGTTTTATCTATTGGGATTTAGACGCAGAGGGTTGGAGGCAAGCAACTTGGGCAATGTCTATTAAGGAGAGAGTATGAACAAAGCAGAAATAATAGGACGAATGTTAATGGTACTAATAGGATTTGTAGTTGCAATGTTAGGATTAATTTACGCAATACATAGTCAAGATGTTTACTTAGGCATTTTGATTTCAGTTGGTGGTGTTGGGTCAATGTTAGTGGGGTTGCCACAATGAGTCATAATTGGTGTCACGGACCTTTATGCCATACTATTTCAACTCAGGACAGAGTGAGAGGTAGTAGTGGTTCTAAAGTTTTAAGAACTAGAAAAGTAAAACAAACTCAATGGAATGAAAATTCTTTTTATAGATTTTTCTGTAGCAATGGTTGTTACAATGACTTTGCAAATAAAAACGCAGAACAAATTATAAGGATAGCACCAAGGACCGAGCCGCTCGAAACACCGTGCGAGGTTAAGACAGAAACGAGAACTGGTTGGGACGACAAAGAATATTCATACAAAGTAATTGACAAGCTTAGTAATATAGGATAGTATAGGACTATGGAAACAAAAACAAACTACGACTACACGAGACGAAATAGATTCACAGGTGAATCTATTGAACTAACAAAAGAGGAGAGCGAGAAACACGATAAGATATTTTATCACGAGGCACTCGCCACTCTTGAAGATAAAGAACTCGGCACAGGTGGCAGCAAACATTGGGAAATAATGCGTAAGCATTTAAATTGGTTTAGACAACACAATGCCAAAGCATATATGGTATTATTAGATTAGCCACAATGTGGGCGCCCTCCGGGCGCCCGCGTTTCCTCGGCCCTCCGGGCCTCGGGCAACGAGCATAGAGGTACCAAAGCAACTCGAAATTTTTTCTCTTATAATAATATTAATTTACATATAGACAGAAGGGGTCCCACCAGGGGGCATATATTGCTAAGTCTTGTATATTCATATACAATAAATACTTATTAGGTTACAAAATTAATCCTTAAAAATTTTGCAGAAAAATTTTTCGAAATGAAAATAGATATTGAAAAGATAAAAAAACTACCTCCTGATGTCCGAAAAGACTTCATGAAAACGTTTTTACAATACCAAGAAAAGAAGAAAGAAAACAAAATACATTCTGACTTCATGGCCTTTGTAAAACATATGTGGCCTGAATTTATTGAGGGATCACATCACAAGATAGTTGCTGAAAAATTTAATCAGCTGGCTGAAGGCAAATTAAAAAGGTTGATAATCAACATGCCACCCAGACATACAAAGTCTGAGTTCGCTAGCTTCTTGCTGCCCGCCTGGATGGTAGGTAGAAACCCGAAGCTCAAAATTATTCAGAGCACTAACACCACGGAGCTATCGGTCAGGTTCGGTCGTAAAGCAAAAGCATTAATCGAC